ACTTCATCGATGGAGAACCCGTCGAGGCCGATGCGATTCAACATCGGAAGGCGAACGTCGACGCCAACGTAAAACGAGGCTTGCCAATCTACTATCCGGTTCGCAAGAACCTCCGTCGGATTGAAAAGCTGTTACGCAATATGAGTGTGGTTGCAGAAATCCAGTCGGCAATCGCACTGATTCGCAAGCATCGGGGAGCTTCGCGCAATGGAGTCGAGCAGTTTGTAGCCGATCAAAGTCAAGCCCATGGAATCGATAGCACCAGCGGCCGAACCAAGCATCTTTCGCATTATGCACCGGGAACGATTCTCGATGCGCCTGCAGGCATGGAATACGATTTCCCCGCTTCTGGGATTGATGCGAGTAGTTTTGTGATGGTACTCCAGGCGGAGCTTCGTGCCGTGGCGTCTCGATTGGTCATGCCGGAGTTCATGTTTACTTCCGACGCCTCGAACGCGAACGAAGGGCCGGCCATCAAAATGTTCGAGCGTCAACAAGAGAACCTCAAGAACGACGACTGTGATGTGATGTGGCGTGTGATCCGAAATGCCGTGACTGCAGGGCGATTGCCGCAGGATGTACGTCGGTTGGTGGAGATCCAAATCACCCCTCCTTCGCTTCGCGTTCGCGATCAGGTACGGGAGTGCCAAGTCGAACGAATCGCCTACGAAAAGGGCCTTCTATCGCCCCAGTCTTGGAGCCTACGGCTAGGACTCGACTACGACCAAGTGCACCAAGAAGAGTCGAGAGTGGAGATTCCCGAGTCGAGAGATTAACAGAGTACGCAACAAGTTTTGTAACCGTTCACAGGGAAAAAGAAGAATAACCACAGAGACACGGAGGAAAAGCCTTTTTGATCCATTTCGATTCGAAAAAACATCCTGGTGGCCCTTTCTTTTTTATGGAAACTCTGATGAAAAAACTCCGTGCTCTCCGTGTCTCTGTGGTTCAATTTCTTCCCAGTGAACGGTTACCAAGTTTTTTAGGTGGCCAAAAATTGTTAATGCAATTTTTCACCAACTTGCTAAACTCAACGCATCATGAAAACGAACGTACGAAATAATGAACGAAATAATGAAAAATGCAAATGCCGCCGGGCCGAAACTGAGTTCAAGAAGTTGATGGAAGACATTTGTTGCACAGGTTTTTTTGGTTCCGCGAGTGTTACTGTCAACGTGCAAGATGGTCATATTCAAACCACTCGCGTGGCCGTTGACCGAATGATTCGTTGAAAGAAGCTATCAGCGAGAAAACGAAATAATTTTGAGTTGATGGCTGATAGCCATTCCAGGGTATTGTACCGAGCTTGTTTCGTCATGCGAAACGAGTATCAAGTCAAGCCCCGCTTGAGACCATGTTAGGTCTGGAGCGGGGCTTTTTTGTTGTTTCAAGTTGTGTATTGAAAAGTTGAATTCGTCGAGTGAGGAAAGGACAAAATGACAGAAAAAATACAAGACGAAGTATTGCAAGAGTACGTCAGCTCGCATGGTGTTGCCGTGCAAGTCGACAAGACGAAGGGCGTTCTCGAGGGTGTCAAGTTGATTGGCTTGGAATCTCGCAATGGCCGTCGCTACCGTGAGTCGGCCTTGGCCAAGGCGGCTTCCTTGTACGAAGAGGCCAAAGTGAACGTCAACCACCCCAGGGAAGGGGCGCTTGCGCCCCGTGATTATCAAGATCGGCTGGGCGTTATTCGCCGCGTCCGATTGCGATCGGGCGAGGGGCTTTATGGCGACCTTCATTTTAATCCCAAACATTCGCTGGCCGAGCAGCTCGTTTGGGATGCGGAGAATAACCCTAGGAACGTTGGGTTTTCTCATAACGTGCTGGCTCGGCTTTCTCGGAAAGGGGAGGTCGCCGTTGTCGAAGAGATCACGCGAGTTCAAAGCGTCGACCTCGTTGCCGATCCTGCGACAACTCAAGGCTTGTTCGAGCAAGCCGAGCATGAGGAGGAGGTCGAGAGACAAAAAGCTACCTCGCGTTGGGATGCACTGACCGTGGAAACTTTACGATTGCACCGTCCGGATCTCCTTGAGGAGATCGAGTCGATAGAAATCGAGCGTCTGCGTTCAAATCTCGACGACGCGAATGCCCAGTCGGAGACTTTGCGGCGGCGTCAGCACATTATCGATCTCCTTTGCGAACATCGTCTGTCGCTTCCCTCTGGAAAGAAGCGGCCTCATGGCGAGGTTGATTCGACCGGGCCAACGGTCAGTCCTTCTTTCTTCGAGATGTTGATGCAGATTGAAAGCGAGGGCCAAGTCGAGGAACTGATTGCAGAGCGTGCGGAACTGATTCGCAGCACTGCCAAATGGCAAGACCGTCTGGCCAACAGTTTCGCTCCCAAATCGCGAGATCAGATGTCGGTGTTTGCAATACAGGCTGCTGAAACTCCGAAGGTGCAAGACTTTGCAAAAGCACTGAAGTCGTCTCGAAGCTAATTTATCAACGATCGATTCTTTCGTCCGCCTTCGTCGTTAAGGAGGCGTTCATCAAACCAAGTTCAATTTTTAGCAGGAAAAATTCCCATGGCAAACACAATGCGTTGGAGATATGGAGATACGAATCCGGTCACGTTACCCGTGAATACTGGTTACACCATCGATATTGGCGAACTCGTGTATCTGGATGTTAATAGCGCAAAGCCCGTTTCGAGCTTGTCAGATCAAGGGACGCTAGCGGCAAACCAAGAGATGATGCACGACAAATTTCTCGGTGTGGCTATGCAGGCCACGGATGCTGGAGGAGCTGCTGCGATTCGTATCGCTACCAGTGGTGTTTTTGAGTTCCAGTGTTTGTCCGAGACCTTTGAAGTTGGAGACCTGATCGGTGGCCGCGAAGAAGCTAGTGGGACCGAACTAGAAACGGAGATCGTTACGGGTGTCGCAACAGAGAATCTGTCGATAGGCCGATGTGCAAAACGGGTCCCCACCTCGGGGAACAAGGTTCTTGTCGACCTCGTCAGCACGGTTACGCGAGGCGGCCCACAAGCGGCAGCCTAGCGATTTGTCACAAAACGAAAACAAGATCAACAAGGAGAACAATTCTGTGTTACTCAACTACCGAGAACTTAAGCGACGTTACGATTTGGATGGGGCTGAGCGAACCGTGCAGCATCTTTCCGAAGCACTGCATGAAGGACATTTGGCTCCCGAAGAGTTCAGCATTCGCGACCTAGCCGAGTCCCTCGTGCCCGACGGGCGCGAATGGGTGCGTATGCTCGATCCTCGTTCCGGAGGAAGCGTCAATGTGATGGAGGCCAGCGATGGTGTCGATGTGACGGCTTTTCTCAACATCACGGGGCAAGTAATCTACTCAAAGCTGCTGGACGCTTACGAACAGGAGACGTTTGTCGCCTCGAAGCTCGTACAGACCATTCCTACGCGTCTCGATGGAGAGAAAATCCCGGGCATCACAAAAATCGCCGAGAATGTCGACGAGGTTTCGCCAGGGATGCCGTACCCGAATCTTGGTTTCGGTGAAGATTACGTGGAAACTCCCTCGACCTCGAAACGAGGTTTTATCGTTCCGGTGACGAAGGAAGCGATCTTTTTTGATCGGACGCACTTGATTCTCAGTCGCGCGGCAGAAGTAGGTGAGGTGCTGGGGCTGAACAAAGAGAAAAGAATTCTTGATGCCGTCGTAGGAGCGACCAGTAGCTACAAGTCGAACGGGACCAGCTACAGTACCTACTATGCGGCAGGCCCTTGGAACAACGAACTCGCGAGCAATGAGTTGGTGGATTGGACCAATGTGGACGCTGCAGAGCAGGTGTTTTCCGAGATCCTCGATCCCCATACGGGCGAGCCGGTGCTTGTGCGAGGCACGACCGTGTTGGTCATGCCAGCCTACCGGCACGCAGCCCATCGAGTCTTTAACGCCGCAGAGATTACCTATGGCGCTGCTGGCTCGGAGACGGCAACCACGGCGGCCAATCCCCTGGGCAACTATCGGGTCGAGGAAAGCCGATTGGCATACCGTCGCATTGTGGCCTCGGGAGTCACGGCAGACGATGCGAAAAAATGGTGGTTCATCGGTGATTTCCGCAAAGCATTTGCTTATATGGAAAACTGGCCGATTACGGTCACGCAAGCTCCGATCAACAGCGAGGCCGATTTCAATAACGACATCGTGTTGCGTTTCAAGGCGAGCGAGCGAGGTGCGGCGGCCGTGCTGAATCCGCGATATGTCGTGAAATGCACCGGGTAATTCAAGATGTCAGGAGACCGAGGCCAGGAGGCAGGGGCAGAGTCCATCTCCACCCTGCCACCTGGCGCCTGGTTTTCGCAGCTTGAATATCTTTTTTGCGCCACTATCGATGGAGTAACCAATTCATGGCATCTGGTGATTCGCTACTTGTATTCGACGCGATTTCTAACCGCCCTCCAGTGGGTAATTACGCCTCTGTGGACCTGCGGAACGGCTTCGTGGTACTGGATTTCGACGACACTTCCAATGAGACGGCTATTTATCTGGCGACGTTGCCGAGTCAATTCAGTGGAGGACAGTTTATTGCGGTGGTTACTTGGACTTCTACCACAGCAACAACAGGCAACACCAAATTGCTACTGGAGACCACCCAGATAGCGAACGGAGCAAATTTGGATTTACTTCCAGCGGTTGACGGAAGTATCAATTTAACGGTTGCCGCTCCCACATCAAGCGGAGACCTCGTGATGTCGCAAACATTGCCATGGAGTTCGGGAG